TCGGCTGCCTCATTAGCGAGAGTTGCCGAGTTGTTCGCTGCCGTTGCGGCATTCTCTGCATTTCCCGCCGCTGTGTTGGCGTTCGATGTGGCTGTGCGGGTATCCGTAATAAGCCCTTCAAGGGTAGTTTGCATTTGGGAAAAACTCGTCTCTCTTTGAACTTCCGCTTCGGCTCTCTCACTCTCTGCCGAGGCACGGCTGCTTTCTGCCGATTCCCATTTTGCTTCTTCCGCCGTCAACGTGTCGCCGAGAGCCTTTATATCCGTGGCCGCCTTGTTCGCCTTTTCAGCCGATTGATTGGCAACTGCCGCCGCTTCTGTCGCAGGACGTTGAAGATCGGCGATTTGCTCCGGCGTAAAATCGTCGTAGGTAAAAGGGTCTCCCTTGTCGCCTTTCTCTCCCGGGAGGGTAACAACCTCTTTCGCCACCACAGGGTCAGGCACTACCACCTGCTCATGAACAATTATGCAATCACTATCTGCCATATCACTTGATGATTATATTGGTTTTGTAAACATCTCCATAGTCCCATTTGCCGTCATCGAAATCGGCATCCTCTATCCAGTAATGCCTCTCGACCGTGAGCAAGCCATAGCGGAAAGTTCCGGAATTGAATATGCCGTACAGCACGCCGTCACGGAACACACAGTTTTTACGTGTCTTTCCGTCGTAGCTCACTTCGCAACAACAACCGGCCTCGTCCTTGTAGATGAACTTAAACTTCTTCGTCTCGGCATCGATGGGCTGCTTGTTTCTGTCCTCAAAGCCAATGGTAAACTTAATATCCTCCCACGAGTACTTCACTATGGGATCTTTGTCAATCATCGATCAATCTCCTATAATCTTAAATATGCTACGCTTGCTTATTGGCTTTTCGCAAATACAGCATTCTTCCGAATCATTAATATAGTACAATACTTCCTCTACATATTTCAATCCGATAGAATAAGTATCATCGGCTATCATTTGTCGTTCCTTTAATTCTGTATGCGAAGAATAAGCATCGTTGTTATTCATAGTTCCAAACCTCGTCGGCAAGCTATTACCGAATTTTACGACACGTGAATAGGCCAGATAGGCAACAGCTTTCTTCAACCCTCCGATAATGCGGTCTTCTCCTTTCTTCGACTTATATATACCCCCATTTAGTAAGATTGTATCTTTACTCTGCATTATCTTTTGAAACAGAGTATCACCTACTAGATAGCGAATGTCTATATCTATCGCCTCGTCTATCGCTTTATTGGCAATTTCCTTATCTGCATAGCAAGGCCTTGCCAATGTCGATATATCAGTTGGTGTTATTAGTGCTGCCATACAACATCGATTGTATTTTAAAAGTATCAGACGTGAGTTCTCCGAATGGTTGTTCATACCAATTCTTGAATATAGATAACAAGGCTCTCGATATTGCCCTCTGCTCTTTGGTTACCTTACCCGAATAGTAGGAATAAGCGTCAGCCAATATATCACCAGAGAATCCGAGCTTTCCTTTTCTTATTGCCAAAAATGCTTCTTGGTTGAATGCTGAATAGATATTATCTATTATGCTATCCGCCGTTACGGTAAATTCCTTATCATAATTGTTGGTCGACAAACTTATAAATTCAGGAGATTGCTCGTCAGCTCCTATCTCTATCTCTACTATCTTGCAAGCATTAAAATCTCCCTGCAAGTTTTTCAACACAGGAGAATATTCACTTTCGTAACTCTCATGTCCGTAATATCTCCTTTCATCGTCAAAATAATTCTCTTGAATATCTGTTCCTTTCCTTGTAATCAATGCCCCGCTCGGCAAGAAGTTATTCCGGGCGTTGCGATAACGTACATTGGCAAGTCCTTCATCTGTACTCATATCCGTGATAACAGGGTCATACACCGGAAGAGGGTAAACCATGTTGCCATTCCTCGAATACCATAACACCTGCCCCTTATACTCATTTATCCCAACCTCTTCAATTTCGGGAATTGCAGAATTGGGATCGAAAACATGAATGAAACTAATGTTCGACTTGTTGACTTGAACTCGTTTTCCATTCCTAGTTTCCTCACCAGTCCAGTTAGGGTGAATGGCTATTTCTGTCACTTTCCCGTAATCATTTGGCTCTTTAAGCCTCGTTGTAATGAAGGGGATATGATGAATGTTGCGAATCTTTCCTAATACATCATAATTGGCATGTATTGCAAAACCTCCGAACTTTGCAAGATCATTTGCTAACAATCCCAACAAGTCATCTAGTGTATCTCCGCTTTTGTTGATTTTGTAATCTGAAATTATTTGAGAGTTGAATCCATTCCCTTCTATGAAATCTGCATAGCGAGACAAACAGCCGGAGGCGATAGACGACGATGCTACCACCTCGGCTAATTTATTGGGATACAAATTATCTTCACCATAGCTCTGTATATTCAGGCTGCTCAGATAATTCGTGTTAATCCTCTTTTGAGGCTCCTTTACGGCTTTTAGATTCATAGAACTCGTCAGGGATTACAGAAAACATGGTTCGCAAGCCGGGGTTATTGGTCAGATATTCTTTGGCTATATCATCGGTAAGGTTCTCATTCGTGTAAACACGTGGATCACCGAACACTTGAATCACAGCTCCGGGTTTTAATACAAATTTCGATTTCTCTTTCATCTTCTTGTTCCTTTTTAAATAAGTGAATGTTTCAATCAATGCATCTCTATGCTTGTCCTTGCAGTTACATTTCCGAACTTCTTTTTTCAAGGATTCTTTATAGAGTTTCTCGATCGTTCGATTATCCTCCTGCGATAGGGAGTTTATTCTCCCCATCAACTCGGAGGATAATTTCATCGCTTCTTCATAGGTCATACACTGGAAGAAGGATTAACCAACGAATTAATCATCGCCAGCGTCGCTTCATAACTGGTCTTGAACAAATAAACTTCTGCCACAGGGCTTTCAGTTTCAGTCATGGTAACCTGCCAGCCACCTTGTGTATCCGAGCTATACGGGTCACGAGTCGCTGCCGTTGCGAACATGCCTTGTTTGATACCGAAAACTTCAAAGGAACTGTCTCCCTTCGCACCTTGTGTGGCACTAAGATTCTTCCATGTGTTTTCGAGAATCACGACATACTTACCATTGAACAAGGGGTCTATCACTGTTTCAGCAATCTTGGGACCTTTGTTCAATATCGTAAATTGGACATTTTTAGTTACCGTATTGGAAATTGTTCCAACGGCCAGTTCAGAGGTAGATCCTGTATATGGCGTATTTCCTCTTTGAACGATTTCATAGGCCTTTTTCCTGTCTTTTAGAACAAGGTCGGAAATCGTATTCGCACCAGAAAAGGTGGTGGCCGTAAAATCGATGTCGTCCCAGTTAATAATTATTCCTTTGTGCTCATACCCCTTTGTAATAGGATCGTTACAATTCGGAACTATTCCTGCCGAAATCAAACTAACACAGTCTGTTGCCATTTCATTTTCCTTTCTTAAAAAATTATTTAGCATGCTACTTGAACTAACTCATCTTCTGCTATTAAAGTACCGAGGTCTCCTGTCGAATAAATTTGAGTTTGTCGTTTTTCGCGATTGAAGAAAATATCCAAATCTGAAATCAATTCTCCGGGAGCCCCCACAAGTAAATTCTTCGGCGAAGTGTAAACAGCTCGGTGAGGAATGTTCAACTTCGTCTTATCATTTTGATATTTTTGAATCATTCTATCCCAAATCGATACGGAATAAATAGGAACACCATTGTATTGCGCCATTTGAACACCATCGAAGATTACTGTCCAAGGCATTATATCTCGGTAAGTTTTCTTCACATCTTGCGTCAATGCGTCTGCCAATGATTTTGTCATAAAAATAGCTGCCCCATCAAGGGTAGAAATTCTTGGGTCTGCTTCCATCAACATGGAGTCTACTATGCCCGTTGCAACACCGGATTCTAATAATTTCGATTTTTGAAGGGCTGCCGTTGTTTGCGAATTTGCCGCAATTGCTGTTTTCTGAGATTCATTATCTGTAATTATTGCAAACAGTCGTTTCCAGAATCCATCGGCAACTGTAAACAAGTTGGTATTAACCCCGTCTGTTATCTGACCACTTCCTCTGGTTATATTCTTTGCGTCCTTGTCGCCGAACCAAATTAACCGCCACATCATATTTATCATGGCCTTTTCCAATGCCGGTCGATAGACAACATTCATATATTCGATAGAGGTCATGTCGCCCTTATCCGTGCCTGTTTTCAGCGTATATTCGGCTACTGTACCCATAATATCGTCATAACAGAGCTTTAAGGGTATTTCCCATTCTCCTAATTCCCACTCCTTTTCGTTCGCCTCAATGGAAGCAGATACATAAGTAGGATTACATCGGTTCGTCAGTTTCGTTCCGACATCTTCCATATCGCCTATAAACCCTAATTTCTTCCCGTTTCTCGCACTAGTCATCAATGTAAATAGTGCTTCAAGGCTTTCGTCCTTGAACGTTGTCATCGGAATTAACTCCTGCAACGTTTTTATCGCCCCATTATCAGGGGTCAAATCTTCAAAAGTTTTCATAATAACCTAAACAATCTCTTAATATTACCTATTTTCTTTTTCGCTTTTCAACCTCATGGGCTTTCGCTTTCTCTTTCCTCTCCCTTAATTCCTTTTCAAGGACGTTTTCCTCTTCTACCGGATCTTTCTTTCTAGCCGGATTTGGTTTAGGGGGCACATAATTGCTAGTCGTCACTCTGTCAAGCCATTGTTTGCCCCCTGCCGCTTTAACTTGGGCTAGAATAGCAGACTCCTCGTCGCTTTTTCCCTTCGCTCTTTCTGATTCCAGCTCCGCTGTAAGTCGAGCAATCTCAGCTTTAAGTGCTTCCACATCTTCGCCTCCATCAGGGACAGCTTCACGAATCTCGGTAATCACGCCGTCAGATACGATAATCGTTCTCCCATCGGGCATCAACCATTCCCCGTCAGGGCTGGCGGCATCACCTACCTCCGGGTCTCCCTCTTCTCGTTCTACTGTCAATACTTGCCCGCCCTCAGTTTGTAGCTCGATGTCTTTTGCACCTGACAAACCGAGTGCTTGCGCCAACACATTCAGCGCATCTTTCAGATTCTTTTTACTCATGTTTTTTTTATTTTTGTTTGTATTGGAAATAGCCGAAATCGGCTCGATTATTTCCGTTATGAATCCCAAATCCTTAGCTTCCTGCATGCTTATATAGCGTTCCTCTTTCATCAGAGTGGAGAGAACTTCCCTATCAGCCCCCGTGCGCTCTACATAGAAGTCAAGAATCTTATTATCCTCCGACCTCAAATCATTAGCTTTTGCTTCCAGTTCTTCCGCCGTGGCATTCTCTATATAAAAATCACAGAAGCGGGTATTGTGAATCAGAAGCCTCTGGTTCTTATATCCTTTACGTACCGAACCTGCGAGCAGGACTATCGTCGCCATAGAGGCGCACACTCCGTCAACCACCGTTATTATTTTTTTGCCGGTCGCCCTCAATTTGTCAACGATAGCCCAGCCCTCGGCTACATCGCCGCCCGGACAATGAATGCGCACCTCTATCGAATCGTCATCTTCCGGTATCTGGCTTACAAAATCGTCTACATCGATGAAAGAAACTGCATTGTCCCCGAAAAACTGCAATAATGCTTTTTCCGACTCGTTCGCTATTTGAGAATATATTTTTAATACCATTATCCAATCATTGGTTTATTCCAAATTTACGAAGGAATAACCTATCAAACAGAATGATAAGAAGGGATTCAACTGCACGGATTTTGCAGCAAAAAAAATGGCGCATATCCTCACGGACACACGCCACTCGAAACACAACACATATAATTAAACAACGGAATCGAACTTTTTCAAGATGTAATAGAATTTTCTCGGCCTTATCTGGTACTCATCGCACAATTTCTCGGCGATATAAGACACTTTTAACCTTTCTCCCTTCATCGTTAGGAAACGCTTGTACATTTCAAGGTACTTAACATCGTCCAGATTGACTCCGGCACGCCTCATCGCTTCCAATATGGGACGGCTTATCTCTATACATTCGTGTACTTTCATGAATCGAACAATTAAATGGAACCTAAATTCTCTACCACTTTAACTTGTGAACCCACCTTGTTAATCTCCGTAACGGAAACAATCGGGTGGACATCTTGCATGCCTCGTGCAATGGCTCGTGCAATCATCTCCTCACCGAGAGCCTGACTGCTTTTTTCCCGAACTTGTATGGGCACACCTCCTCCGGCTACATTAATAGCAGACAGTAGCGGAGCGAACATGGAGGTAGCTCTTGCTGTCATCACGCTCTCACCGTTAGACAACATAGCGGGTATGCTGTCGCTCGTTCCCGTTCCGGGGCCTTCTACAAGACCACCATCGGCAAACTTGGCCGAGTTTATAATTCCTATCGCGGTTGTCATATTGGCGATTATCGTCGCGATTAAAGAAGCAGCTTCTGCAATACCAAAAATACCCTTTGTAGCAGACTCAGCAACAGCCGAAGATATTGCTTTTCCTGTGTTAATAGCAACTTCTGCCAATGCTAATGTCTTCGATAAAATCATAAATGCCTTATTGTCCTCTCCAAGCTGCTCGAATAACCCCGATAGAGCTCCTGTAATTTGAGATGCCGCTTCGAACTTCGCTTGTTCTATTTCTATTTCCCTCTGGGCAAGTTCCTCTTTGGCATCCAAATATTCCTGCTGGGCTTCGAGTTGTCGGGCTTTGAACTCGGCATCGCTTTCTCCCTCTAACTGCTGTAAGGAATCAAGCCGTTTCTTGGCATTTTCAAGCTCGACTTGCAACTCATCTTCTCCGGCTATCTTTGCGGCAGCTAACCTGTTGGACAGTTCGAGTTCCAATGCTTCCATAGCTTCCTCTTTCTGCCTATTCCTATACTCGATTTCTAATTGTTCTGCTTTTGCTTTGTAATTATCCCGTATCTTTTGCTTTTCTTCTTCTGTTAATAATGCTGTTTCAAGCTCTTTATCCCTCTCTTTATTTAACTGCTCTATTTTAAGGTTTAATTCCTCCTCAGAGCCTTTAACAGCAAGTTCTAGTTTTGTTTTAATCATAAGTGCGTCATGCTCCATCTGTTGCCTAGCTTGTTCATCTAACATTTTCTTTGTTTCCTCATCAAGGATCTTTTGCGCAGCTATGGCAGCGTCTGCATTCGCTTTCTCTTTATTCTGTCTTTCTTTAATTATCGTGTTAATCTTATTATTAGCTTCAACTTGCATTTCAGAAAATTCAGATACACGTTGTTGATATTTAGCGATTTCATTATTAAGTGCTTCATAATCTTTAATTGTTGAATTTGACAAGCCCAAATTAGCTATTACTTGGTCAGCATCCGCAGTCCCATTTTTTAGATCTTCTATTTGTGCTTTTACTTCGTCAGTAACCTCTGTATATCCCAACATATTAGCGATTCTTGCTTCTCCTAACCTGTTAGTTTCTTCTGCCGTTTGTTTTTCTAAGGCAAGAATTTCACGAGCAGCCTTTAACCTGTCGTTATCAGATTTAGTCGTATCATCGGCTATTTGTTTAAGCTCAGCAATTTTTGTTTTTCTTGCTTGTTGAACCGCAATAAGTTTTTTTTCTTCTTTCTCTATCTTGTTTAAAGCCTCCCTTAACTTAACAGCTAGTTCAGTCTCTGTTTCTAATTCTTTACCAACTCCTGCGAATGCAGCTTTTGCGTCTTCTGCCGCCCCGGAAAAATCACCTGAAAAGAACTTCATGATTGCACCCCCGAATTTAGCGAACCTATCTATAATTACGTCTAATGCTGCTTTAAGCCATGCGAATGCTTTGCTCAACTTTTCAGTCCCTTCTTGCGTACTTGTTAAATAAGCAACAAGAGAACCGAGCAAAACGACAAAAGCTCCAACTCCTGTCGATACAATGGCGATTTTTAGAATTTTCATTCCAGCTGAAAGCCCTGCTGTTGCTACCGTAGCTGCCTTTTGAGCTGTTGTCATTCCTGATAATCCTGAAATTGCTTCTCTGAAATCAGAGCTGACAACCCTTAATTCACTGCCTACTTCTTTAAACTGAATAATAAGAGGAGCTATCGCTTGTTTAACTTGTGAAATAGCCGGAACATTTGTCTCTAATGCTTGCGAAAATGAGTTCAAATAATTGCCAACATTTCTGGAAAAACGACCTGTTGATTCTTCTGCAACTTTTAATTCATTAGTGACAGCATTAATCTTGTCTTGTAATTCTTTTCCTTTCGCAGAATCCCTTTCTGCCTTACTTAAATTGTCATATTCAGCAATTAAATTAGACAATGCAGCACGAAGTTGTCTCAACGAGCCATCATTTTGCTTTTCAACCTTTATATTGTTCTGAATCTCTTTCCTCAATTCTCGCTGTTTCTCAGAATATAGAGTTACAATAGTCCTTGAATCTTCCAACTGTTCATTATATTCTTCATACGATATTTTCCCATCTTCGAACTGCTTTTTTAATTCTTTTTGCTTCTGTTTTTGCTCATCTATTGCCTTATTCAACATTAAAAGATTCTTAGTCGCTGCTTCCGAATCAATTTCAACTTTAACTCCTATAATAATCTCTTTCTCTGCCATAACCTAAAACATTTATAGTATTCATAATAATTTAAGTAATTCACACTCTGAATAATCACCTTGCGACTTTATAGAGATAATAGCAAAAAATGCCGCATATCGCTCTATATATACAGGTATCGTGTAATCGATGTTTTTCAAATCTATCTCTGTAAGCCGGAACGTGTCCTTAATCACAAACGGCGATTTGATGAGGTCTTGATAAGAAGATAGGCCGAAACGTGATACCCGGTTTTGAAATTTAAGGTCTGAAAAGTCCAAACGGGCATCCTCCTTACCTTGACTGTCAAAAGAGATTACAAGCTGCATAATCCTGTCTCCGCAATCTTCAAGCTCCACGATCGTACCGTCGTCGCTCCATTTGAAATACGGAACGGCCCTCATGTCCCCATTGTCACCCCCGGCAGTATAAGGGAGTTTCAATAAGTCTTTTTCATAGTCGAGAGTCTTATTTTGTACAACCATATAGCCGTCTGCACTCTTGGCGTTCTTGTTCTCCTCATAACGTAAATAGTTCTTCTGTGCAAAGTCCCCAAACGTGTACGAGGTCTCTTTGGCCGTCCACCCTGTCGGGACTAATTTCTTGCTCCAATCGACCGCCTTGTCTCTATTATCTATTATCTTGTTTACGGATATGAAAGAGACACCGGTATCGCTTTTTATGGCGAACAACCCGAACAGCCAACATATTTGCTTTATAAAATCGACTACCGATATATCCGGCAGGTTTGAATCGATCGGATAAACACCTCCATAAGCAACATCTTCGGTTATATCCGGGTCGGTTATCTTCACATAGCTTTTGATTGTCCCTAATCTATAAGTCGAAGTTATTTGCATCTCAATATCGCTATATCCTTCCAATCTGAAAGGCATACTGCCTTTATGTCTGCAAACGCCCAGTTCATCGGCTTTAAGATAATATATACCCAAACCATGAGATGAATTATAAACCATGACTTCAACCGCAGTTTTACCGGCCGGGGCGGTCGTCGATATACACAAATCCAACTCCCAGTCTTTCCAGTTACTCGTATTGTGAATAATTATATTATTCCAATCGTGACCCGTAATAATCCGTATATTCTGAATCGCATTTACTTGCCTCAACTGAACCCCTCGTGTATCTTCGTCAATTCCCGTTATTTCCGCTTCAAACCAGTTGTATTTGGGATTTGCTTTCTGTGAGATGAGGGGCAAGTACAACAGTTCTATATATTGCTTATAGCTGCCCCAATCCATTGTAAGACCGTAATATGAGGCTATTTCTTCCAACAGCCTCATGCAATTGACCGACGGGTGTATAAATATCTTGTCCCGGTTGGAATCTACATCTATACCCGTATTATGACGGATATAACCGTGTGACAGTTGACCGTCAACCAGTCCGTTGTCGTAGGTCGTAGAGCTGTTCCACGGCAAAGCCATATCGGCAAACTCCTGTATGCTTTTATCATCGTTCATGAGCTGAATAAATTTCTCACTCATTCCCCAAGTCAAGGCCACATTAAAGCCGTCTTCGCTACACGATATAAGAACGGCTTTTGCGTCAAATAGCTTTACCCCATTCCTGTAATACTCCGCATTGAAATAGTCCCTCATCATGTAACTCTCATGACCGGCAACATCGGGAAAATCCAACAGCCGTATATTCTTATTCGTCCTCGGTAGTGTTATCGTATAACTGTTCGAGGCTGTTATCTTGGAAATGTCCCCCAACAAATTGCTCTTGAAATTGAGTGTTATCTCACTGTCGCCCAAATCGACACTTTCACCCTTGATATATAGTTCCTCTTTCATATCTTTATTGTTAACTCTTCGGGTAATTCAATCTTGAAAACAAAATCTTGAAGTTCAGCACTCGTCCTATCAAAATCTCCGGTCTTCACATTTACTCTGATAAACGAATCTTTCGTTTCCGACAACATATATACCATAGGCGAGTATAATACTTCCTCGACATAACCATATTCTGTTTTGTCAATCATCGGCAGAGCGAGAGTAAGTACTCTCTTAGCAATCTTGTTACATTGTTTTACAGTATCGAATATGGCATTATTCATATAATTCTTCTTGTTATATTCCTCTTTCTCAATGTTAAGAGTCTCTCCTTTGTTTTTAAAAAGGAAATAGCTCCTACCTCCCAATGAATTGAGCCACATTAGATATATACCGTCAGTACAATCACTATACCTAATAAAGTAAGTCATATTCCCTGCTCCTGTGCCAATCAATGGGTAATCATCATTTGTATTTACCGAAATCGTGTCGGACGTATAAACAAGATAAGACTTTCCATCTTTTATCGCTGGCTTTTGAAGGTCAACGTTAATCATAGATGTAACTGATCCTCTGTTTATATACAAATTTTCCGGTAATAAAGATTGGTCAACCCGTCCTTTCGGCTTTAACAAAAAATCTACCGAAAAAGGAAGATTGGAAAATTGTTTTACCTTAACAATTGAATTGTTAAAATAATATTTGAAAGGCTTTACAGCACCAAATATAAGGACACATCTTGATTCAAATGTATCTATACCCAAAGTTGTATATATAGAGAATCCAATAGAAACTTCTATTGAAGTCTCTGAATATCCAGTTCCAGTCAACAATGAATCTATACTGAAAAATTGTCTTAGCTGATAACTTATGTCTCGCTCAACCTTATCAACAGAGTTGAAAACCCAACCATATCTATATTCCGTATTATTATTATCATATATATATATGTCGACTTTATTAATTTCGCAATTTTGAGCTTCAATAATAACCATGTTTTGAGAGAAAACATAAGCAAAAACATTAAGTTTTAATATCGAATAATCTCCTGTAAAATTCATAATCTTTCTAATATTTCAAGTTTATACTCTAAATAAATCTTATCTTCTACCCGTCTAAGAAACTCATCTATAAATGGAGTGTAAATGTCTGCTCGTCCTCCTTCCCTATATAGCTTCGTACCCTTTGTGGCTATCGTATGGCTTATAGCTCCCGCTGCCATATTCAGGCTTCTTTCCTCGACCGTATATTTCGGTTGCCAGTTCTCAGACGGTTGGCGAATGTATGGAACTTGCCTTACCGATATTCCTTTGTCAATAATCCATTGCCTGATAATATCTACCATATTAGATGGAACACCCCCCGCAGCCCTACCTTTCTCAACCGTGGAAAATGCAGGTCGCCCTAGTAAATAGGCTTCGATTTCCTTTTCATTGCCTTCTATATAGACCTCGATACTATCGGCCGTCTGTCCCGTTACCGTTGTTCCGGTAGCTCTCAACTGTTCTACAATCTTGCCTTTGAGCCACTCCAATTCTTCTTGTAGAATTTCCCTTATACGCATTTTCCTGTCGATTCTTTAAGATTCAAAGAAACTGATACTCCTGAACACTGTATCGCCATATCCCTGATTACATCATGGCAACTCCATGCGGTTATTGGTTCAAAATATCGGGTGTCGTTTACCCGAACAACAAATTCCTCGACGGCAGAACGCATTCGCTCTATAATAGTATTCGTATCTTCTCCTTCCGGATCTATTCCCTCATGGTCGAGAAAGAATAACAAAGGCTCTATATTCTTCTTCAACATTCCCGAAACTGTTATTTCTCCTCCTCCATTGATAGGCATTACATACAATACGGCAGGAAGTTTCTCAGGCTGTTGAAGCCACTGGTTCAAATGATATATATCTCCTATTGAGAAAGAGAAGCCCATGGACTCTACGATCTCCCTTATCTTATCCTCCATCATTTTTTCTTGTAAATTAACTTTTGCAATCTCCTTTGATAAGCTACTACTTCGTTATCCATCTTCATACATTGATAGATAACTACCCACGGCACACATTGAAGAACATAATCATGATCTATTATTCCCATACGTTTGGCATAAGAATCGACAATACCGAATGTGCCAAAATTCAACGATGTTACTCCTGCGGCTATCTCTTCCGATGAATAGCTCATTGTTTCACCGAGTGCCTCAAACATTTTGGAAACCCTCTTAACCTCATCTATAATCCAATTTCTATATCCAGCCGTGACAGATATATCAGCTTTCAAAACCTCCTCCTCGGTAAGTCCCTCAACAATCTGCATGGGCTTTATAAATTCTTCCGAGGTCGTCTTTATTTCCATTAACTGCAACAATTCACCGTACATAATACCGTTTATGTCTGTTTTTAACGGCTTTCCTTTGAATGTAGAAACTCTTTTAGCTCCTTTTACACTTTCTACCGATTCTTCGGTTAAACATTCCATGATGGCTAAAAAATGAGCCGTCGTACATGTCTTTCTTTTTTCTCTTTTCATATATTTCCGAGTTTAAATATCTTCTTATGTTGTGGCGGTGTAAACAATCTATTGAGGGCTACATAGCGGATAGCATCTAGCGAGTGATTGAATAATTCGATAGGCTCATTTGTAGGTTCTCCATCATCTCCTTCTTCCCACTTATAATTTGCCAGCTCTTTCCTTATATTCGTACTTCGCCTTGTCACATGCCACTTATATCTTTTCAATACCGAAATACCTAGTCTTATACTATCATTCCCTTTCTTCGCTCCCTCTATCCTAAGCCCGAACCTCTTCAATTCCTCTATGCTCTTAGGTTCTGCACTATCGGCGATAATGGTAATGGATGCCATTCCATTCTGTCGAACAACTCTCGAAATATCGGGATTGGTTACCTTTCCTTCAAATAGAATCTCATCAATCCATAAATCGCCACCAGATAAACGAACATCAACCAATGCCGTTGGGTCGTTATATCCAAAGTCAAGTCCCAACCATCTACCCTTGTAATTATCAGGCATAGAATCGACAATATCGTAATTGTCATAAACCATACCTCGGAGTCTTCCAGTCTTTCCCCTCGCATATACACGGTGAAGCTCCTTATCTTCAATCCCTTCTATCTTATCATGCTCCTCTTCGGAGAGAAAAGTATTGTGGCGATGATCAGTAATGAATAGCTTTGCTTCTGGCTTCCCTATTATCTTATCATGTACCCAGAAACGAGCTGTCGGGTTATAATCGATAAATATCTGCTTTCTTGTACGAATGGCAAGCTGCCAATATACAGGATAAGGTATACCATTAGCTTCATTGACAAACAAATAATCTCGCTTTCCACTCTTGGCATCCTGCTCATTCTGAAACGAAGCAAATTCTATTATGGAACCGGTAACGCACTTTACAATTCTGTCGCTCTCGTTGAACGAGAACTTATCAGAGCAAAAATCGCTATTACCTATTATCGTCTTGACATCTCGATATGCTCCCTTCTTCAAGTTAGGTATATCTTGTCCGACAACAGTTATAACTTTATTGACAAAAGAGAGAGCATAATATACTAGCAACTGCAATATCGTATAGGTTTTGCCAGAAGACGTTCCACCCTGATTAATTATTATACGCTCGTTACTATTCATCATGCTGTCAAATAAAGGCAAGGTTGCGAATATGTCAGTCGGCGATGTCATCTTCACTGTTGGCTATCGGTGGTGTACCTTCTTTATGTACAACAGATATTTTAAATCCGCTTATGCCATCATCGACAGAAAGCCTGTTATCCTGTTTATTTTTCCAATTTTCAGGATCTAAGTTAATCAAGGCGAATATAAGTGCGCCAGTATCTGGGGGGAAGTGCTTCGTCGTTTTACTTGACTTTACAAGCACTTTACTCCCGTCCTTTAAAGTTCTATATTCATTTTTAGACTCTTCAATCTCATAACCGGCAGCACGCTTCCAAAGTGATTGCTCCAACGTTTGAACGATAGTTTCACGAAACTCTTTTCTCGCCTTTTTTAAAGAGTCCGAAAAGCCCGGATAAGACTCTAACCATTCGTAAAATGTACTCTTACTTATACCCACCTTTTTACAGGCTAAGATATTAGAATCGCCCTCCCGTATACAGGAAATGATGTCATCTTTGACATCGTTAAATTTACCTTTGCTCATATCCTAAAACAATAACCTAAAACTTATATAAATATACTAAAAATCAATCTGATTAGCAAGTAAATTCTTGCTTTATTTCAGATCGAAGTCGCCCCTTCTCAGAGCCTTCTCCATCTTCCGGCTGTACTCCTCTTTCAATATTTCAATGTCCATATCAAAATAATTTTAACTGTTCAACGTTATTTTCAATCTTAACTATCTCTTCATCAGTCCTAACGTTTGATATAAGTCGGAGAGAGTAAAACGGAGTGGGAATAGGGTAACGTACCTCGTTAATCTCGTAGCCCCAATTAAAGTACACCGGGCTTGCAATCGTGTCGTGGCAAATAACCCGCCCTCTTGCCCCGTGAACCATTAAATTGAGGGCACACATTTTGCAGCTAATTCCGTCTATGTCCTCGCCGACGTAGTAGCCGCTTTTATTCTCTGTATATGCAGCGAGCAATGTCCGCCCCGAGCCGCACGCAGGGTCTCCTGTCTTTCCGCTTATTCCCCCATTGATTTTCGCCATTATGGTACATAATCCTTCCGGTGTAAAGAACTGTCCCAGCATCGAAGATTTTCCTTTTGATTGATACATCTCCTCGTATATATTCCCGAACACATCTATCCAGCCGCTCGACTCGATTCCCTTGCTTACTATTTCAAGCCACAATATAGTGGCATTAAACAGGTGTTCGTCTTCCTTTGCTTTATCTTCCAAGTGTTTGTCATATGTCCCGTTAACGATGTATTTCACATCGAACATATCGACGAGGTAATCGAGCCATATACCCAATCCTTGCTGCCCGTCATGTCCGTGTATCCTTACGGATTCCTCTATTTCTTCAATGATTCGTTTCATTATTTATTGTCTTATATAATTATTTCAATATCAACTCTCTTGGTTCTTTATCCTCCCATTTTACTTCTGGGAATAAACTGTCACTTAATACAACAACAGTAGTATTTTTGTCTCTAAATCCCCATGTACACTCACGTTTAAATGGTTTAGTTGAGTACATAAACAATTTTCCACTTTCGTCCCTTGCTATCCACATAGTTTATTCCTCCCAAGAAATTTTAGAAGCACCTACATAGCAGCAATCACTAGAATGTTTTGCCTCTTCTTCAGTCTTATAAATATTACTAGACAAATAATACACATTAGATGCAGATTTATATATTCTCACCCACCCTTCTTTCTTCTGAGGGAGCATCATTAAGTCATCTTTATATGGCGTGTCATTTTCAATTATAACCTTACCTTTTTCATTATAACCATATATGGTTTCTTCTTTGGCAGTATCTTCTACCAAAGCAATGATTGGATAGCTTACGCCCTTGAATAAAAATTTTCTATCAAAGGAAATAATCCTCGCCTTTCTACCATCACGAGTACATACAGGCTTACCAGCTTTGGCTGCTTCAAGGTCAAAGGGTTTCATCTTTTGCATATTGATAACTTGTTCAATATTTTTATGGTGTTTAAAACGAGGATTATTCTTCATATCCTCTTCTGAATATTCTCTTTCTTCCATATTTTCTTTGTTTTGTTTAATTTCTACAAACATTTCATTTATTAAGCATGAATATGTTGGATAATGATTTATGTGGCCATTCAATTTGCAGTCTCTTGAAAAATTATCATAAAAAGCACAATTATTACAAAGAGCATCAGAAACCTTTATTTTCTGGTATGATTTATTCTCTATCCTAATAGGCTCTCCGACCTTTTCAAGTTTCTTGAAGATTACAGATTTACCATCTTTTCTATAACATGATAAACATTCTCCTCTTATCTCAAATACATCACTACAATGAATATTACTCTTGGTAGCTAAATCACAATTCTCACATCCAAAAGATTTTGTATGAATACACTGATACCATTCTCCGTTGTACTCAAATATTTCTCCTACTTTTCTTTCCATAATCATATTTCATTTTAAATCGAATATCTTACTTGAATCCCTAATAGAATCAATAGACATCTTGGCACTCAATTGCTTCATAAATTCAGCAAAATCCATCGCCCGACTCCAACTAGACCATCTATGAGTAATCTCTACTAGTTCAAAAGCATTTAGTAATACCAATTTTTCGTTTTTCTCTTTCAGATCATTTACCGCATTTCTTACTCTGTGATAAAGCTTGCCATTATATCTTTTTGCGTTATATGGTTCCGCACCTTCTCTTGGTTCAATACTACGATATTTAACCGAAAACGAAGGAAGTTTGTCTTCCTGAATCGCATTATATACATCACTCTCCACCGGGCCATATGGCATAGCATAGAAATTATCGAATATATCCAAAAGGTCATCGCCTCCTTCTTCCTTAGGAGCAGCAGCCAAAAACAGCAGTTTCATGGCTGTAAGTTTAGGAAACGGTTTGCCCTTAATCGTTTCATGATTATCCCGCCACTCTTCAAAAAGGTGGAGCATATAATCAAATGCCTCTATTTTATTTATTTCCATAATTAATCCCCATTTGTAATTAACCAAATTTCTGGATTGGTCCCATTTATATCTTCGACATAATATGGTTTCTCTATAATTTCTCTATGTAATTGATAATCTGAAATATCATGTACATAAAATACGGGGGTTGATTTATCTTTCACTTTCATAAGTTCGTCAATCAATTCTTGTACTGTCATACGCTTTTCTTTTTTGGTTTGTATCCGCCTATTTTGTAATCGTATTCAAAGCAGTTCGGGCAGTATAGCTTATCATCGATAATTTGCCAGCCCATATAAAGAGCATCTTCTATGGCCAGTCTTTCTTCTGGCCATGCATAATAATCTTCATTGCTACAATCCTTACCACAATTATCGCACACGGCTTGGTACATTTCTACTTTCCGTATCATAAATTCTTCCTTGTTTTTTACATTATTATTTCTGTTATACGACTTCCTTTTTATTGGGCAACAAGTCTTCTACGTATGCCCAGCGTTGCATATTAACTCCACGTGAAAATCTCTCCCAATTTCCTGAATAATAAAAGGTATCAAGGGTGCTATTTCCAAGTTGAGCAAGATATATTCTATTTCTTTCGGGCTCTTCACTTGCCTCATGCCACACTGAATCAATACGCCAGTTTGCTCCACGCGTGAAACCATCTATATATGCAGGCTGCAAGTCGGGGTTATAGTAATAATCCTCGAATAGGGCACAGTCTAATGCGGCATTTTCAATATCTTCTATTTTCATTGTTTATCAATTTTTCTCATTAACTTCAACTAGATGACTGTCTATTTCCTCTATAACCTCAATAGCCGCTTGTAAGAATGCCTTATTAGTTGTACGGATATATCCTGATCCGAACTTACCTATCTTGTATTTGTCTGCCGTAAAAACGATATATTGCTTTGCAAACAGAATGTTGATACAGCATTTAATCGTTCAATCATTGCTCTCCTCCTTCCAGCTTTGCTCCATAACCACAGAACTCACAATAAACACTACCATCTTCGTTGACAACCAAACTCATGGGTTTGTCCTTCCAATATGCCAACGATGTACCGTAGAACAGTCCTCCGGTTGTGGATTCATTATCCGCCTTGTCTGAGTTTTTCTTCCTTCAAGTACGGCTTGGGTGAGTCCGTATTTATCATTGAACATTATTTTCTTCATCTCTTATTCCTCCTTTAATCATCTAACTATCTTTTTTTATATACATAAATTTAATATCAGACTTTTCTCTCATTTTTTTTATTTCTTCGATAATAACTTTTCTAATAAACCAGTATCCACCTGTAAGAAAATAATTTAAACCGCTTACTATTTCTGACTCATACCTCGTTCCTTTATAGATAACTCTATAATATCCACTCCATCCACCATCATGATATTCAAAATTTTGTAAAATATCATTCCTTAATCTTTGCAATAATTTAATCTTCATATCTTATTCCTCCTTTATAATTTCTTTCATGAAACAAATCCAGTGTGTATTAGAACGTTTGCCGGATATATGCCCGAATATTGGTTTTTCAGGTGTGAGTTTGAGAACTTCCGACACTTTGATGTCGGTCTCGTTCCATTTGAAAATCAAAAATCCTCCGGGTTTCAGGACTCGAAAACATTCTTTAAATCCCTTTGCCAGCATATCACGCCAATCTGAATACAGAGCTCCGTATTTAATTTGTTGGTAGCCTGTTGGCGATGCTTTTTCGTTCAAACTTCCGTACATATCTGCCATCTTTGACTTTCCAGCATTCCTTAATAAGTGAGGCGGATCGAAAACTACCATCGAAAAAGATTTATCCTCATAGGGCATATTTGTAAAGTCGGCTTGTATGTCGGGATTTACTTCAAATGATCTACCATCGCATAAATGAGTAGATACCTTTCGAATATCTTGAAAAAGAACTCTTTCGTCATGTTTGTCGAAGTAGAACATCTTTCCCCCACAACAGGCATCTAATATCGTTTTTCTCATTGCTCTCCTCCTTTCATAAGTTCTATTTCTCCCATATCTGTATGATTTTTATAATTTATTGAAATAAACTGACTTGTATTCTTTTCAAGACCTTTTCATTTGCGTCGTTATAAAATTGCTTGTTGACCTCGAAACCATATGCCTTTCTTCCCAATGAGGCTGCCGCATACAGGGTCGTGCCGCTTCCTGCGCACGGGTCAATGACAACATCGCCCTTGTCCGTGAATATCTCTATCAACCGTTTGAGAAGCGGGACAGGTTTCTGGCAAGGGTGGCATTTGGGCGTGGTGTTGTCCCTCACCCAGTCGAAGCAGTTGAAAATCATTCTCCCGTTGTTGTTGAATTTGGGCAACTTGTCCCGATAAAGGATAAGACCGTATTCGCAGTTGCCGACGACCTTCATGTTTGCTTTCAACACTTGCGCCGAGAAGTCCTTGCGGAAAACCAGCGGTATGTAGTGATTTAACCCGTATTTGCGTCCTAACTCTATGAATTTGAACTGTTGTTCGTACTCGCAGAACAGTATCATGCAGGGGGGATTTGCCGGCTTCTTTCGGTTCTTTCACGAGCATTTTGGAACAGAAGTGCATGAACTCGGCCGGACGGAACTCGCTGTCGGACGAGAAGAATTGTTTGCCTGCCAATGCGCTCTCGCCGTTTTTGTTGTCTCCGTCGATATACCATGCGTGGTTGCTGGGCTTTTGGCAGCCCATAGACTTTATAATTCTGGAATGAGTCGTTGTAAAGCTCTATGTCTTTCATACTAAACTTTCCTTTTTGCTGTATTTGTCGATAATTTCTTGAATCTGACCGGGTGTCGCTTTCTCCTTTTCACGCAGCTCCCATTCCCGTTTCCTTTCCTCCTGCCTTTTTTTGTCTTCATAGAACCGCAATAGATTCTCCCTGTCAGAATTAAATTTTTTCAATGACCTTGTCACTGTACCCGGAGTAAAAGTGCCGAAAAATTGATCGTATTTGTCTTGTTTGAATCGCTGGAAGAATACCATGAACTCGGTGAGCTTAAAACGGCCATAACCTAAGATAATTGTCCGTGCCAGTTCGATAAAATCTGCTGGTTCCATGCCATTTCGAACTTTTGAAAATTCTGCGAGTTCAAAGAGCTGTATGGACAGCCATGATTCAGCTACGCTATCTCCAAATGTCCGGGCAACTCTTGCAATACTCGGTGCATATCCGGTGAAACAACGCTCCTCGTTTTTGCAGTATTCCGTCTGCTTGTCGGGGCTAAAAAGGCAGAGCAGATTCTCCCCCGTCTTGTAGGTTGCCTGTATCTCCCGTTGCCAGCTTGGTGGCGATGGCTTCTGCAAACTCTGCATATCGCTCCTGTTTGGTCTTTCCGGTAGCAGCTCTTCTATTTTTTTCATACTTTTTCTCGTTGTTTGCCCATGTGGCGAGCCGCTTTGAGAGCTCCCATGTGGGCTGTTTCTCGAATCTCATTTTCGTTTGGGAGGCGTTCATCTCCGACCAATAATCGAAGAATGCCCGAAGCATTTCTTTCCCGTACTTGTCGGCATAAGGGATAAGGGAATGATAAAAGGCTTCTTTCCTTTCGTGCGTGGCGGCGGACGCCGCTTTTTTCTTTATACTCTCGTTAGAGAGTATTTCTTTTTTTCCTTTTTCTTTTATTTTCTTTTGTGGTATTTTCTCAGAGTTTATGGGCATTTCCTCGGAGGAAATATGTTTTTCCTCGGAAGAAATAAGGGAATATTCGACGAAATCGCATTTCCGATTGATCTGTTTGCAAATGTCCCTGTATCGTTCCTGTATTCCTTTCGATGACAACACATGTTCCATTTCAAATAATTCTTTGGAAAATAACCCCAGTGCCAGACAGCTCTTAATCACTTCTGATATATATGCCTCTTCAAACCCGGTCTGTTCCGAAATAATGAAGGGCAACTCTTCGTCCCACATCATGTAGTACCCACCCTTGTAGATAAGACATAGCAGGAGAGCATATACCGTCATAGCTTTACCGCCTTGATACTTGATTAACTTTCGTATTCTTATATCTTGAAATGTGTCTATGTCAAAAGGAAAATAGTCCAATCCCATTTTTCTATTTCGTCCCATGTATATTTAGTTCCTATTTTCTTTTTATAAACTCATGAATTTTACTCATAATATGACAATTTCCACTGACGTGAAACGGTTGGGAAACTGTAAGATTGTGCTCATAATTGTTCTTATTTATTACATGGTAAATTTAATATATTATTTACTTTTTGAAAAATATAAACATCTGTAAATCAAATGATTAAACATTTTTTAATTTGTGGTTTCAGTGATTGAAAATGCCCACCCGTTCAGGGTCTTGTGCTTGTCAATCTCACCGGTTTTGCATAGCTCGTTTATCTCGGATTTAAGCGACTGGATAACCACCGACTGTATCTCGGTAAAGCTCGCTGTGGAGGGCTCCTTGTTATTCTTTTTCTTTTCCTCGATAATGGAGGATATAACTTGCTTGGCTATAATCATGGCTATTCTTGTTTTAACAATTCTGGGTTATGAGAATACAGCCGGCAGGTACTTGTGCCGGTAAACGTTTTTCAGATAGGTTATCATTTGGTCGTAGCTCTTGATAAAGCCCTCGTTGATAATGTCGGCGACTTTTCTTTCCAGCTCGTACAATTCCCGCTGTTTCTTTTCTTCGCCGTATTGGTTGCGGATATTCCTTTCATGCTCGTTGAACACAATCCAGTTCAACGCTTCGCCTACTTTCTGCATGGCTTGGGGCATGAAGTCTTTCCGAACGATCTTTGAAACGGCCGAGCCTAGTTTGTTGTAGGCATCGCCGGCTTCGTTGCGGTACTTTATCATCTCGTCATAGACGAATTTGATTACTTGCACTTCAAATCTTGGATTTAGCCACATCGCAAATTTGACGAACAATACAGGGTGCATCCATGTTCCTCCGCTTTTACCTCTTGATTTTAAATACGCAAGATTCTCCGTATTCAATTTTTCTTCCTCCAACAAAGCATCTATAAATTCTTTTGTGTTTTTATTGGAAAAGAACTCTTTCAAATCCTTTTGCTTTAAATGGGGGGAATTCCCCCTATTTAGATTTGCATATTCATTCCATTGCCTCAACAGCTCTGTGGCGCAAAAAAATCCGTCTTTTGTCCGCTGGGTTACGTTAAATTCACCCATCTTTCTTTTCATCAGTTGGTTCGTTTTCATAGCATTTGTTCTATTGATAATACCTGTTCGCTCATAATACTAAAATTTACATACCACAATAAGGTGAATTTATGATGTTTTCGTTGTGGCAATATGTGCACATAGATGTCATTGGCGAATAAACTCTACCGCATTTAGGGCATATCCAGCCCTGCATACCGACAAATGTCTGCGATTTTTCGAGTCTTGTCATCTCAATAGCTTTTAAGGCATCATCTTCTGAAACTCTACGGTATATATGCCCGCCTGCGCAATCTTCTGCGCTTACCGATTTTATAAATTCTTCTGCTGTCATATCATTTGTTTATTTTAGATTCTTATTTCAATCGAAAAGTGTTTTTGGCTTTTCATCTGGGAGAAACAGCCCATTTACAGCTAATACCTTTCTCATCGCTTCTCGATAAGTAACGCCGTTGTTCGTATAGTTCATGAAGTAATTGTACATCTTGGGGTATAACTCATAGCAAAGTTGAAGCCGGTTGTCGTCTTTGAATTGGCAACCATATCCGCAGAACATACAACCGGTTCGTTTGGCTCCTTTATGGTATATGTCTGAAATTTTCAACCCTCTATCTCTTATGTATGCCCAAATGTCTTCTTCAAGCCAGATAGATAGAGGTAATGACTTTATCGTTTTCCCGTCGAAAGAATTGCAACCTCCTTGTCTTAGGTAACTTTGCTGCCTTAATCTTGACTCTGATGCCATAGTCCCCAATATGGGATATAGCCCTGTATTTTTTTTGATACATACGTGACGGTTGTTTCTTTAAAGCGTAACAGCATTTATTGTTTATATCAAATTGCAATCGAATAAATTTTCTATATTTTAAAGGAATTTCACCCTTAAATTTACGCCCTCTTAATAACCCTAAGGCGGCCTTCCCCTTTACCGATAAAGGGTTGTGTTTCCCTGCATATATAGCTTCGCTTACCTCTTTGCTAATAATTGGGAATCCATATTTTTCAAATATCTGTGCAGGCTTTAATGTTGGATATATAATCTCAATGTCATATCCTTCTGTATTTTTAAGTTCTCGGACGAACCTAACTATATCGGGATATTCATTGCCCGTATTGCAGAAAACTGCCTTTATATCGGGTTTGACGATACGGCATAAATCAAGTAGTACGGTGCTGTCCTTTCCGCCACTGAACCCAACGTAAACCTGACCGTTTAGACGTGATATGAATTGGTCTATCACACCGAGGCTGTGGTCTATCTTTTGGCGAAGGGTCCAGCTTTGTCGCTCTCTTAATTCTTGCAAGTCCATATCACTTATTAAAGTTTGATTCAACGACTTTGTATTTAATGGGCAATCCGGAGCAGGTGATAGCGAGAAGGGCTGCGTCCCTTTCTTCTTGGTTGCTGCGGGGTCTGTTAAACTCTATCCCGCTCATCTGGCACAACCGCTTCAATTCCTCATGGGTGATCTTGCCGTATTTACCTTGCCAGCATTTGCGCAAAGGAGATTGCTCCATGACTTGTATTCCGTAATGCCTCAGCATTTCGACTATCTTGCGACCGGCCTCTTGGTTGCGACCTACATGCTCGCCTTTCTTGGCTGCGCTCGCCCGTGTGTCTTTCGGTGACAAGTGCCAGTTGGATTTGTTCTTCCAACCTGCCTCGACATATACCGCCACTCGTTCATCGTTTTTCTTGCAGTGCTCATGAAGTTTTTTTATGCCCTCTACCAACAAGGGGAATGGGCAAACACTCATCTCCATTTTCATTTTCCTTGTTTCCAATACGGAGTAGCCGCTGCGCTCAACGTCGGGGTCTATCCCTATCACTACATCGTATTTGTGTATTCTGTTGCATGTGGACTGTTCTTCCATTTTCAAAACAAATTCATTTTATTATCCAAAATTGCCTTATTTATCCTGTCCGTGGCTATTTTAAAATATTTATCATCTATTTCGAATCCTATAAACTTTCTATTCGTCATTAAACAAGCGACAGCAGTTGTACCGCTACCTGAAAATGCATCAAAAATTGTATCTCCTTCACAAGAACTATTTTTAATAATTTTGATTATTAATTCTATTGGTTTTTGAGAATTATGTAATTTGTTTTTATTGGTATAATTTATTGGTTTTATTCTCCATACATCTCTTTCCGAGGCGCTAAATCTTCTTTTAGCATTTTCTCTAACTCCATATATTATTAGCTCATGCGAGAACCTATAAAAAGAACCTGCTTTTATCCATTCATAATCCCATATTATTAAATTTTTTATTTCAAAATAATTTTGCATAATGGGATATAAAAATGGATATGTCCGCCAATCTGTATTTATATACACTTCACTGGTATCCTTAGTTATTCTTCTCAGCTCTTCAAAAAATTGCTCAAAAAAGGGTCTTATTAAATTATTATCACTCCAAGAACCTCTCTTCCCATTGCTTGTAGTACCTATACAATAAGGAGGATCTGTAACAACCAAATCAATACTACTAGTACTAATGTCCTTAATTTTTAAAAGACAATCACCATGTATTAGCTTTATATTTTCGTTCATATATTTTCTCTTTTTGTTCGGCAGGCGGGACTCGAACCCGCATGATAGGAGTTTTCCTAAGACTTTCACTTAGTAGTTTTAATTTGTGAGGTTGCGCTCACCGTGCGATACTTTCGTATGCCTAAACTCGGAGGAGAATTGTCAAGCGGTAATTTTTATTTTACGGCTACGCCTCTACAAGCTGTGCCATTGCCAACCTATCTATAAGAGCTACACTTTATCGTATACCAATTCCGACACTGCCGATACCACCTAAAACACTTATGGCTTATTTCTCCCCGCAGTTCCTTCCTCCGTATGGTGCTCGACCACGTACCCGGTTCTGCTTGCGGGAATGTCTCACATTATGCTCCTATATCAGGTCTATGATTTTGGTTTTCACAATTCCGTCCAACCGCATATCGTTAAGGCCTTGTCTCATGTGTTCTTGCATAAGGCGGTTGGCTTCGGTGATGTCTTTGGCGCAAACGAGGTTGTAGTACTTCGTTTCCTTTTCATTGCCGTTGTCATCGATGAATATGTCTATCAACGTGGCCTTGTAGAAAGGCTTGCCTTCTTCCTTCTCGTTGACTATCTCGACAACATTCGAGCGGGTGATAGAGAATACATCGCAATTTCCGTTGTACTGTTCAAGTCCTTTTTTCTCGGCCTCGGCGAACAGTACTACATCGGTGATGAAGTGTTCGATGACTTCTTTCATCTCTCCTTTGCTGTTCTCTTTTTCTACTTTCAATTTGATTTCGTAAAACATAATGATTCGTATTTAATCTATATTGATTTTAGCATAATGATTCCGATACTATCGCTGTCTTTGCTTTTAACGAGCAAAGATTTATTGCCTTCCGAAAGCTGCATATATGCGTACTCAAAATTGAATAGAGCTTTTTCGATCTTGGAGAAGAACGAAGGATCTATCCGTAACTTTGTGATTCCTTCTGTGCTCTCTTTTAGATGTTCTGAAATTACATTCTCCATTTCAGGGTATTTATAGACTTCGGAGAATGGGTATATAACTTTTTGATTGTCACACAATATACATTCAAACCCCATGTCCGTAACTTGTACCATATCGTAAGAGAGGATAGACTTGTAGGCTTTTGAGCCTATAAACTTACCATCGAGCTTTTCTATTTCTTCATCGGTGAATGTGGAACATTCGGATAACTTGTTTTTTACCAAGATATATGTATCGCATGCATAAGCGTAACCATCTTTAAAATGGATATATGAAAATACAGGTCTGAAATAGTCGTTTCTGCTGCATGCCAAGTCCATTCTTAGGCCTTTGTTGAAATTATGTCTAATTTTCATCGCTTTTATTCTTATCGGTTAAAAACTTCTTTGAATTTGGGATTCCCTGCCGCATTCTTTCGGACATCACAATCGCTATTTAAGATCTCATTTTTGTACATTGTATTTCTTATTTAATTGTTTGACCTTATTTCTCATCAATCTTGCCAGCTCTTTATGCCGGTAGTCGTCGGACTTTTCCAACGCTTTTGCCGATCTTTCCAGCAGGCTGACGATTGACTGTATTTCATAGTCTTTCATGAATGGATTATTTCATTGACTAATTCATCGGCTTCGCATATCCTTTCGGCTATCTTCTTGAAGGTGTTATCATCTGGATATATCCTTCTGATAAACATGGAGGGCTTCTCGAACGGGTTATATACGATGAAATCGCACCAATCGGCTTCAATGCACATGAGTTCGGACATGATTTGGTAATAGTACTTAGGCTCCGTGGACAGGAGGGTATCGTTGTCCTTTATCTTGTGGAAGTATTTGGCATATGTGGCCGTTCCCACGCTTTTTATCTCGATTACCCCTTTTTCCCGCTTATTCTCATCGTAATAATATCCGTCGGGGCTGGCTGCGAAATGGGCGATGGTGGGGTGTTTGCATAGTCCTACCTCGACGACACGGCGGCCTGTTTTAAGTTCGTATATGCGCCGGGCATCGGGCTCGTTCTCCGTTCCCCATCGCATTTGCTTGGTCGATATGTCTGTCTGGGTGATATAGTCGGAGAAAAAACCATCGTCGTTTATCATAGCTGGGTTGAGCATGCGCTCTCCCGCTACTTGGTAAATATAGTTCATGGCGCATTCCCCGAACCCGTTTCCGCTTCGGTTCGCTTTCATTAGGTCGCCTATGCGGCTGCCCGTGAAACAGCCGAGGCGTTTCCTGTACCATTCAAGAGTCCTTTGCGCTTCCATCGTCGAACAGTGTCTGTTTAGTTCCTTCCTGATTGATTCCCTCTTTGACACCGGCTGCTTCTCCGGCTATATCTTTGAATTTGCTGCTTTTCGTACCTCGGTATGGCTTTATAAGTTCTTCTACCGTTGTGTCACCGTCTTTGAGCGACTGGTCAATGCCGGACAGCAACGCAATCTCATTTCCTCGAATCTGGTTAATTGTCTGCTTTCCGCACAACTTGATTACCTCTTCCTCGGTAATACCATACTCGTTTTTGAAAAACGCAATCCACTTCGCCCTTGTCTTTTTGAGCTTATCTTCGTCGGACAGGTCGCCAGTAATGAAACTTTGAGCTGCTTGGTAGACTTTATCGGTGATGCTTTTTGGAATAACCGAAAATACGGCGTTTCGATAGGCTATTGCGTTTGCGGCATTGCCAGTTACGGTTATCATGTCGTTTGGATACCGTTTCCCGTTTTTGTCAATGATAGAGCGACGAACCTCAAAAGCACTTGCCACGTTTTTCTCCAAGTCCCAAGCTGTGCCACGGCTTACCACTTGCGTGTCTGTAATCTGAACCACCTTTGCCTCGGTGCGCATATTCCCCCAGTTTGAAACGATTATTTTCGCCAAGTGAACAGATGGCCCAGTAATAGGTTTGTTACCTCTTGGTAGCGCATATCCACACGATTGTGCCGTTTCTTTATCGAGGGTAGCCATAACGATAGAGTCATCAAGACTACGACGCATATCCCGAGGATATTTTTTCGCCGTGGCTACTTGGGTGTCTACATTTGCTCTTTCGAGAGCGTCTATTTGCATGACTTGTGGCTGTGCTTGAACCTGTAATACTTCGTACTCTGACATATTTTTTTTGTTTAAAGGGTTATGTTTCTTTTTATACACCGCATATCCTCCCGGACGGGCGGTGAATATGCTTGATTTATATGGAATTATAGCTACTTATTTAATTCATGATTTTCAAAAGTTCATCTCTGGTAATACAGTTACGTGTGCCGACTTTTTCCGGCTTGGCGTTAATTGCATTCAAACGCTTCAACAATTCTTTATAAGAACACCCTAATAATTCTGTTGCCTTTCTAACCGGTACATAATCAGGCAAGAACACATCTCCATAGCCTTTCTTTATACCGGATATTGCATGGTTAATTACATCTTCCAATTTTCCGAGCAGCATATTGTTTTCATCTCTCACTACCTTGATGATTGTATCTTCTATTCCCATATCCATTAATCTTTTAATCGTTTTTCCACTCTCATTGACGCTCTTCCTCTCGCATTCCTCAACCTGCACATATCGCCAGTGTCTCCGAATACCTGCACAACGACGAACAACAGGCTGAATAGGATAGAAACCCCGAATTGTCGTATCTTTTTCAAATCGAAAGCCTTTCCCAAGTATCGGCAAATGACATACAGAGTCAATTCACTGCTGGTCGATATACCTAATTTGAGGTATATGTTTTTCTTCTGTGTCTTGGTAGTCCATACAGACTTCCCCAGATTTTCGGCTACCTCTTTGTCTTGAAGACCCTTTGCATACTCCTTAGCGACCGCCCATTCTCCGGCAGTCAATATCAGCTCTTTCTCCATACCAATGTCCTCCATTCAGGAATTCCATCGTTCTCCACAGATACTTTACCAACTCCATACTCATAAGAGATGCCCAGTTGTTTCATGTAAGACTTCAACCGGCGATAAGCACTACATGTCTTAATATCGTCATAGAATGCATCTCCAACCTCCATACAAATCATGTACTTACACTTTCCACGTACTCCTTTCGGCTTGGGTATTATCCGCTTTACATCGGCTATGCACCTAAATCCTACTTGTATTTTCATCGTTTCCATATTCTTGTTTTTTATATAATAAAAGGAGCCGACCCTATTGTTTTTTTTAGGCTCTGGCTCCCTCCTCGTAACATTCCCGTGTTAGTTCGTTTTCTCGTCCTGTACACCCGACAAGGCAAATGTCGATAATGCAAAGAAAGCCATGCTTATAATGAGCTGTCCGATACTGGCATTGATGAATGCTGCTATTACTCCGAAAAAAGAGGCGAACATGAGCAGCAGGCAGATGGCTATAAATAATCTGTACATATTCTTGTTTTATTCAAATTCAAAGCTGTCATTAAACTTGCACATTTCTATACCGTCCTCGTCGTACACCTCGACCTCATATTTCACTTCGATGGATCCGTCCACATAATCGGGTGTGAAATAGTCGCCGTATGTAACCGTTGTTCCATCGTATGCGTCGTATGTTACGTGTACGGGTAATATCTCATCGTCAACCTCTACGTCCAAATCGAAGTCTCCATACATCGATTTGTCCTCTCCTATCCGCTCGCTCACCACATATTCGAGTTGCTTCTCTACTTCTCGGCGAATCTTGTTGATCGTGTAGTCGCTTATCGACAGGCTAACCATTTCATATTGCTCCGTTGTCATA